GGAATGTTGAGAGCCATGAAAGCGTTGGCTAGGTTTTGGATTGGGTCTATAACGGACGTTCCCATTTGGAGCAGTCCACCCTGTTCGGCTACCATCTTACCAAGCTCTAAACGCACACCTTCAGCAGCACTCTGGAAGTTCTGTGTCATACCCCAAAGGTTGTCCGTCATTATCTTGTACATTTTGTCTGACTCACCCAGAGAGTTTCTGAGAGAATCAAATAGATCAGGAGCTATCTTTAGCGTGTTGTTCATCGCAAAGAAAGCCTTCTGTCCACGCAGACCAAAGATCTCAGCTAGAGCCGCACCCATGTCGAAGCTATCACCTAGGGTTGTGGCTCTTTCACCAACCATCCCAATTATCTTATCCATGCGGAGAAGTTTGCCAGTGTCTTGGTCGATGAAGTCTTTGTAGGCTAGACCCATTGCCGCCAACCACTTGTGAGCGTTCTCAGTTGGATCTTGCAGTTTGGCGAACATGTTGACCATAGAAGTACCAGCGGACGAACCCTTGATACCAGCGTTGGCGAGAAGACCCAAACTGCCTATGATTTCTTCTAGCGGGATGCCAAGGTTTGCCAACGCACCGCCACCGTAGGTGATAGCTTCTCCGAGATCCGAGACCTCAGAGTTTGTTTTTGCTCCAGCCATTGCGAGCATGTCTGATAAGACAACGGCTTGTTGTGTCTTATCGCCGTAGACACCCATGACAGGCGAAAGGTTCGCCAAACTGTCGGCAACAATACTCGTCGTCTGTGCTAGACCCATGTTGGATGCAGCGGCTGTCTTTAAGACAGTTGGAAGAACACCGATAGCCTCTTTTGCACTATATCCAGCGGTCGCTAGGAAGTCGAGTCCGGCAGCGGCTTCCGTTGCGGAGTAAACTGTCGATGCTCCCAACTGTTTCGCAACAAGCTCTAGGTTGTTGAAGTTCTCTTGCCCGTCATCCATCTTTGCGATAACAGAACTCATCTGTTTTTCAAACGCGATGTGCTCGTTTACCGAGTAGGAAACTCCAGCCGCTAGTCCAGCTCCCGCTATCCCAACTGCTTTCATTCCTCCCGCTACTTGGTTCGTCCCCTGAGTAACACGCTGTCCACTCATTTTTAAATTTGTGAACGACTGGTTTACCTTGTCCAGTTCGTCTTTGACTCCAGGAGCCTTGAAATTAAGTATCGCAGATAGATTAAAAGACATAGTAACTCCTATTTACTTTCGTTTCTTGGACGCATTTTCCATCACTTCTCGCTCGGCTTTCAACTGTTTCATCAGTCTGTTGAGCCACCACTTGCGTTCTTTGTGCGTCATCCTCTCAATCTTCTCAGGAGTCATACCCTTAATTCTGTAAACCAACGTGAACGACTCTTCCCATAGACCTTCTAGGTCTGAGGTAAAGAGCCATTCCCGAAAAAATGGTCGTAACTCCAGTCTATCTGTTTCCAGAACATGTTGCTGCATTTGCTGCAAATAACTTCTGCTTGGATAGACGGACCTCCGTTGTGTGCTGCGATAACAGTACCAAGTCGCTCGATGTCCTGTTTGCGTAGTTTCGAGATAACCTCTTCTGGATCAAGATATCCCGTTACATTGGTCGCACCAACAATGCTATTCCTGTAGGAATATTTTTTCATTGTGGCTTCGTTTGCCTCTAGTGTGGTTTGTGCTTTTTCCATCACATCCCATCTCGCCATGCCGATACGCAACGTCTCAACTAGGCGGTCACCAGCCTCTAGGGAAATAGGCTTCTTGAGATTGTAATCTATGATGTCGCTAAATTCTCCAAACTTGCAGTCCACATCTAGGTCGCCAATGTTTGCGATGAAGTTGTTTACTTCAGCGTTGCAGAATGGACACTTGAATGTGAGTCTGAGTTCTTCACCTAGCTGGTCGTATCTAAGGTAAATGTACATATACAGAACGTTGCCGACAGGCTGTCTGTTTATGAACAGGATCTTCTCTCCATGTTCTTTCTTTGTGAAGTCTTCGCCGCCAACAGATGTTAGCATCATGGCTAGGATATCGCCTATGAATCTACCCATAGTCGTGGTCTTAGTCTTAGCCTTTGCGATGTACTCTTCCTCTTTGAACGTCCAATCTCTGAACGAAAAGAACTGGTCTTTCTTACCATCTACTTCAATTGGTAGTCTGTTTTTGAGATCCTTGAGGGGAATAGATTTTGGTTTTGATGCAGCTTCGCCCATGATAATTCTCCAATTTGAGCATTGTTAGAATTCTAAAAAATTATATTGATGAATAAGTAAACTAATTCACCTAAACCATCAAGATTTGTGGGATAGTTTTAAGACATATCCCAAGGTCTTTGTCAGAAACTCTTAGATGATCTTGTAATCATCAACAGAGAAGGTGACTTCCAGAACTGCCATTTCACCTTCTTCGTTACTCATGTCGGTATCTGGATACTTAAGTTTGGTTATCCACATTCCGTTGAGCTGAAGTGATTTTTTGACAGCACCAGAAATATCTTTATAGATCATTGTCCCGACCTTCTTGTAGGTCGCAGTGACAGGATCTTTTCCTTCCTTGAACCATGCTTCCAACGCCACAACTTCAGCAGAGTGGTGTAATGGAATTTCGCAGGTTAGGTCGAAAGGTTGTTGCTCACCACCAGACGCTCTAGTGTTGTCTGGTAATACTGTTCCGGCTGTTTCTTGCTCTACACCACTAACAGTCGTGAAGATAAATTCTGGCTGTGTTGCTACAGACAGAGTGTACTTGTTCACTGGTATATGGTTTGTTGCAATTGTTCCCTTTAGAGTCATCTTATTCCCCCTATTTTTGTTGGTGTAGGACCACCCTAGGGTGATCCCACTTGGTTTGGATTAATCAAAGATTCCGCGTTTGCTCATTGTGATGATGAAGCGTTCAACTGTGTCTGCCAATCTCAGTGAGATCTCAGCATTCATGTCGCCGTTTGCCATCGACAAGTTTGTGTTATTCTCGTCATCCAGCTTTATAGAAACTGCATCTTCGAACGTGTCACCACGCAACGCACGTTTCTGGAACTCTGGGATGAAATAAGAATACAGAGCAGATAGAGCTTTCTTTTGCTCTACTTTGTCGTTGATTGCAAAAATGATCCAGTCAAATGCTTCTCTCAGATCATTTTCGTAGAACGACATCATCTCTCTTTGATGCTTCCACTTCCATGATGGATCGATAGAAATTGTTCTATCTCCCCAGATTATGAAATTGCCAGACTTAGACTTGATTACACCGATACCATGCTTGTTTAGAAGCTCTTCGTCGAGAACCCTGTCGCCAGTTGGTAGTCGAACGCAGTTTGGAATTGTGCAATCTACTCCAGCCGCTGCTTTGTGGTATCCGCTATAGTTCTTTGCCCAGAGTGCTTCACGACCTTGGATAGCACCGATGGTTGGAACTAGCTTAAGACCACTTGCTGTGGGGTGTGGGACGTACATCCATGATGGGAAAGAAACAACACCAAAGTCATTTCTACCAATGGTGTCATTGATGTAGGACTCAGCCGCATCTTCAGACACTATGTTGGATGGAATCTGTACCCTGAACTGATAGTTTCTTGCTTCGGCATAGGCTAGACCAGCCTTTTGAACCGCTGTCGCAGTAACTCCGGGAATACCAACCTTAACAAGACCTTTCATCTCACCAAACAAAGAGTTGATTGGAGAGGTAGATGAGTCGAGAAGATTGAGATAGTCGGAATCAGACACGCCAACCAAACCATCATATCCACCAGCCATCTCTTCTAGAAACTCAACTCGATAGGTGCTTCCTAAACGAGCAACGTCTCGCATTGTAGATGTTGGCTTAACTGTGATTGTGTTTGCTGTGTTTGCAATGATCTCGTACTTGCTACGAGGTGCGTTCAACACGTCTGGATACAACTGACCACCGACCATTGAGTTTGTCGCCCATGGACGAACAACCAATGTGAATTTGTCGCCAAGAGCAAACAGAACTGAACCGCTAGATAGCTTGAAGCCAACGCCGAAGTCATTTGGAGTTACAAACGCAACGTCTGTCTTAGGAACAGAGCCAACCAAGAGGCCGAGTTCTGCACTGAGATAGCTCCAAAGTTGATCTGCTCCACCGCTGAAACTTACGACAGTTAGGTTGTCGGTTGTTCCGTCGAACTCTACAATGCTCCAACCTACAGCCGCATGAGGCTTGGTCGCTGTGATGGTCACAGTGTCGTCTGAGCGGACTGCAGTCACAAGACCAGCAATTGCCGAGTAGCCTAGGATTGCTTGGAGCAACGCTTCGGCTGTGAGCGACACAGATCCACCGACAAGAACTTTCCCAACTGCTACTGGGGAAACACCACTTACGAATACGAAGTCTGCAACAATTGCACCAAAGGTAAGTCGTAGGTAGTCGCCTGTTCCAGCTGTATAGTTAGAATAGGTTGACGCAGACACTTTCAGTTCACTTGCTAGAGATCCGCCTGTTAGACCAGTGTCTGACAGAACAAGAGCAAGATCTTTACCCTTTGCAGTAGCGGTCACTTTGAAGTGATCTGTGTCGTATACCACAAGAACAGAACCAACCTTGCCAGCAGATGCCAACGCAGCGTTGATTTTGGTTGTGAGTTCAGTTGCCGTTGCGGCTCCGTCAACACACGCTGGTAAACTAACAACGACCTCTACAACACCCTGACCATACAGGTTGACGAAGAGTTTGTTGTGTACGCATCCAGTGAAATCACCTAGAGCATAAGAGCCAGTCACGTCAGAACCAACAACTTCTGGAGATGTTAGATCAAACACGTTGCTTGCTATCTGCACAAGACCAGATGCCAACGCACCTGCATCGGTACACTCAACTTCTATTGTGTCTTCTTGTACTGTTCCACCGTAGGTGAAAGCGTCGATGATGCCGTTTCCAGAACCTTGGAAAGATGCAGCGACAGCTCTTCCAGTTAGAACAGTGTTGCTGATACCAAAGTTTTGACCAAACACGTTGGCTGGACGTACTTCGGGGGTGTAGTCACCAAACCAAAGATCTTCCACTTCAACGTACACGTTAGCGTCGTCATCATTGATGAGATCCCTGTAGTATGTCTTGTCTTTTGGATCAAGAGTCAGGTCATCATAAACGAGGCAACGGATGCCGTCGCAATACACTTCAACGCCAAATCTTGTTGTTGGGTAAGATATGCCGTCTACAACTTTCACTGCGAGTGCCTTGCTATTGTTGTCTAGCTGGACAGACCATGTCGTATCAGAGCTTCCGCTTGCAGCGTAGTCTGTAGCCATTGTCGAGTCAGCAGAAACGTAAAGAACTCCAGTAGCGTCGTTAGACACAACTCGATAAGCCTTTCCGGGCATCGCTGCAAAGCGAATAAGAGCGTCAACAAAGTAGTCTTCCAACGCTGGTTTGCCAGTATCAAAAGAGAATTCTGTTAGACCTCCGAGACCGAAAGCTGTTCCAAAAATTATGTCTTTCTTTCCACCCCAACGTCCACCGTTGGCGGCTTTGAATTTCATAACAGCTGGACGGATTGCCGAGCTATAGGCTGTGATTTTGTCGCCAGAAAGATAGGCAACAGAGCCGCTAAGAGTAAGACGAACAGTACCCACGGATGGAGTAGCGTAGTCAACGGCTGTGACTTGGAGGATAGGGCTGTCGCCTAGGTCTTCGCTAGACAACACAACTAGACTAGAAACCTTTGGCGAGCCGAGGGCTAGGTAGTCTGCCTGAGATACAAACACTTGGTGACCAACGCAGTCGGCAGAGAGTGTCTTCTCAAATCCAACATTTTTTCTGCCATATAACGTCACCTCTGACTGTACTTCTGTTCCATCCGTTACACGGACGCAATAGAGGTCGCCAGATGCTCTTCCAAGATTGAAGAAATCAAATGCCGAATCAGGGAGTGTAGACTCCTTGATGTACCCTCCAGCCTTGGCTAGAAAGTCTTGCTTCGTAGCACACTTGAACAACTGACCGACGGGACCTTTTTCTAGGACACCAAGATAAACTGTGGTTCCTAATGCTCCCTTCTCAATCTGCTTTTCCGCATCTTTTTCTATGATTACTGTTCCTGCTCCGTTTGTCGGACCATACCTTCGTTCTGCCATCTGAATCCTCCTTATGGATTTATTGATGAACTTGTTTTTTCAATTTGTAGTCATGTCGCTGTTTAGGTATTCAACCAGAGCCACGTCCACTGGATCTCTAATTATCTCAACGAGATTGGCAATCTTAAATTGCCCGACATGAGTGCTGATGTCTGCAATTCCAGGAGTATTTTCACTCCTAAAGATAGTGCTCACAATCAGTGGATAAGGTTCGTCCAATCCCCATGACCTAATCTCGCCAGTCGAATTAAAGAAGCGGTGAAGGGCTTCTCCCAATCTATATTGGTCTGTTTGATTACCCGTAAAGACAACATACTCAATTATCAAATCATATTGCTCAGGGCTGTTTTCCTTTACCCCTGTTAAAGTCAGCTTATTCCTAATATAGTTTCTACCGATATCTGCGTTGGGTGACGTCACAGAACCCTTCTTCGTGATGTGCTCTAGCACAATCAAGGGGTGCTTTGTGATTTCGTAGTATTCTTTTGCAGTATTGATAGCTATCTCTGGATAATATTTTAATTTAATTTCTAGGATGTCACCAGCACTTTGGATGGAATTCAGTTTTAGACTTCCCGGAAGGTTCCCGTTCCGTTCCTTCGGCTCACCCAAAGTGTAGACCGACGCTATGTTCTCCGTCTTTGTTGGGTCTTGTGTCACGTTGTATGCAATTTCAACATCTGTGATGTTATATCCAGTTGAATCAAGAACATACTGGTTAGCGAAATCTATGACGTCTGTGTCTTCTACTAGCTTGATGTTTATCTGCGTTGTGACGGAAAGGTTTGCCTCTAGGGCTGGGATTAGGGAGTCGAAAATAATGTCTTCTGTAAACTCTATGTCGAATGTTCCAAGTAGATTTATGGAATAGACGAGTGGAGTATAGAGTTGATCTAAGGTTCTGAGATTTATGTGGAACCCAATGCTCTTACCAAAATCCCTAAGTTTTATTTCCCCAATGTGATTGTTCACAACGTACATGGTGTTCCAGTCGTCTGGTCCAGCCACTTCCCAAGCTGACGTTAGCACGTTGTAGAAATAGGCAACGTCGTCTTTGTCAAATATTTTTATCAGCACGTCACATTTTGTTCTGTTTGCGTACGACATCCCATCTGTGATTTCGGAGGCAGACTGTAGAGTGAGAGTTGAGCCGTTGATCTCGGTGATGATTGTTCGGCTGTCGCCTTGGTACACGTTGTCGCCAACCCTAGGGATTGCAGACCTTGCGTAGAACTCGAAAGTGTTCCCCACTTTACCTGTAAGAAGAAGAGAATACTCTACAAAATCTGGCTCTGTTGTACCCCAGATCACTTCAAACATAGACCAGCTCAATACGCTGTGTGGCGTGTCTTTGCGTGTCTTTGCGTAGTGTACTGTGTCGGTGCTGAATGTAGGATTTGCGACGAGTTGCAGTCTAGAATGTGCTTGGTCCTCAGAGTTAAGTCTAACGCCAAAAAACTCTGTAAGCTCTCGCTCAGAGTTTGTGAATTCCCATGTTTTAATAATCCTAGTTATCATACTTCTCTTCTCTTTTGTGGGAAGACTCCAGTTTACGTTTCCTCTATGAATTGTTCAATCACTTCTAATTCTTCTATGGTCAAATCATCTGGCAGATCATCGAGAGAAATCTTTGCAAACTGTCCGTGATCTGCGGCTTCGCATTGCAGTAATTCATCGAATTCCTTTGTCTTTCTCTCCAAATTTTCTCTATACTCTGCATGTCTGTTAGACGTCAGCAGTTTGTGCATGTCAGCGTTGAATCCTTCCATGTCCTCGATATCAAAAGACTTAACTTTCGTACCAGCAAACTGAACAAGAGTCGGATTTCCCTTCTCATCTTTTTTGGCGTAGGCTCTACATAGGTTCATCCTATCCTTATCGAAGGAATCTTGCCCTTCAATTTTTTGGATCTGGATTGCCATCAACGCCTCTACAGTATCTTTAATAATCTTTTTATTTCTCAATATAAGATAGCTGAATTTTGTATTCTTTCTATCATTTATTTTAGAAAGACGTTCCCATAACACTAACACTTCTAAATTTTTCATAACTTTCCATACTTCCTTAAAATCATTTCTATTGTGTCAGACCACTCTTTATTAACCCTGTTTCTTACCATCATATCTTCCCAAACGCTCCGTAGGAAGGGTCTAGGTGGAATGCGGAACGTGCGACGGACACCATTGATGCTTGATGTGATGGTGACACCCTCGTGCAAGGCTCTAACAAACTTAGAGGCCTTTGCACCTGTCCGTCTGCTCGTCTTGTCCTCTATCACCCCAACTTCCCACACCCCAATTGATTTTCGTTTGGCAGCAATTGCATCTCTGATGAGTCCACCCGTCTCAACTAGCGGGATTGCCTCGGATACGCTACTGAACCCCTTGCCCTTTGCCGTTGCTAGGGTGTTGGGAACGTAGGATCTGGAAAGGATCCTCGACCTTATTTGCGAAAGAACGTACTTGGCTGATCTACCTGTCGCCTTATCCATCTCCCTTTCAAACTCAGAGCTCCACTTAGAACCAATGAAGTACTCCCACCTATCTAGGTCGGCACCTCCTATGGTTAAGCCTGTTCCTGTGTTGAAAGTGTTATCAGCCATTCCTCTCCTTGAAGTACCATTTTTCCAGTGTACACTGTCCCATGTCTGCGTATTGTGCAGCGTTTTTCATTCCGACGAGGAGTAGCTCGCACTTCACGTTCTCTCCCGTCCTCCCGTATCCAGCGATAACATCACCCGTCTTCAGCTCTTTACCCAACGCCTGTAGATCAAATTTGCGGACGATGACGTACCCATCTGACTCTTGGATAATTCCACCCATCGACCTAGGATCTGGCGTCGAAGTAGCTGCACTCCAATATTGATCCTTACCAAAGTACATCTGCCCATTGGTCTTGAATGGTTTTTCCCAGACGACGACACCGGAGGGTTGTTTCTTCTTATCATCCCAGACGGTGTCTTTCCTATTTATCTGTTTGAACTCAACAAGAATTGGGTTCAGTAGGTTTGGCTTGACCATGCGGAATCCTCATAATCATAGTAGGTTGAATTGTTCAACTTAACTCTTGCATCCGTACCGCCTATGGAGAATGGGGACTTATACAGTTGGATTATTCTGTCCACTTCGGGGTCACCCGTCCTTCCAGAATTCTGGTCACTCGCAAGCGACGTCGCAGAGACAGCGTACTGGATTTCGTGGAGGTCAGTTTTCTCAGACTTGATTGGGTTGGATGCAGTTTGGGTTGGATCTTTGGTCAACCCAAGCATCACCAGCCTAGCGACTGCATCTTTTATAAGTTGTGGTGTAGAACCATCCTGCTCTAACCAACCAAACGCACCCTCTATCTCAGTGAAACTGTGTCTGTAGAACGAACCACGCAGAAGCTTGACTTTTGGATTGCGTCTGTCGTCTGGTATGGTCCTAGACGAGAACACCATGTATTCCGTTGGATCAACAACACCGAACTCACTAGAGTGCTTGATGGAAGAGATAGAGATCACGGGTACAGAAAAATGCAGGAGATAAGAACCATTGCCCTCTACCCTCAGTTTGCTATCACCAATGAATTCTCGCTTGTTGAACCACTGACCTGTGTGGAAATCAATGATCTGCATGTTCCGCAGGATCATTCTGTTCCACGTTGCTAGGTCTTGCGTTGTGCGATAGGCGACAGCAGTTCCGTCCTCGATGTTTGTTGCATCTGCCAGCTTTATTTTTCCAGTCGGTAGAGCTATGACCTCTGTGGCGTACTCACCCTGACAAACTATGTCACCGATAGCCAGAGCAAACGTGCTTCCCGTGTAGGTAAACTCGTCCACATTCTTATCCGCAAGTACAACTCTACTTCGATACGAAACATACGGAGACGGATAGAGCCTGTCTAGCAACTCCTGTGGTGTCACATAATTTCCAGTGTTATCCATTATATCAAATCTCCCCATAGTGATTTTTTAATCTTCTCGTCCTTACCGCCACAACCCATTTCAACATCTCCATCTGCTCCAGCCTCACCAATGTCCCACTGTTTTTCGTGCATCTCTAGGTGGTTCTTGGCTTCTCTTTTTGCTTCGTCGGAAATGTTTGTCTGCTCAAGCCTAGCCATTGCATTTCGTAGGTGCGGGAGGTCAACAGATTCCTTTTCAGATCCGAACTTTACACTTGAGTCGTGGTGTGGGAGGTGACGGAGAGCTCGTGGTGTTGTCTTGCCCTCTTCATCCTTCTCTCCACCTGCCTCAATGTATGCGAAAGCCGCATCTGGGAGAGAGTTGATAAACGCTGCCGACCACTGTGCTTTCTCAATTTTCAGTATGTTTCCCCACATATCACCAGAACCTCATTGATCTTAAAATGTTGCTAACAAAAATACGGACAATCCCTAGCTTGGTCAGACACTCGACGTTCTCTATTGATCCAGTTGTCATCTGGCCAGAATACAGAAGGATTGGTTTACCCCGCGAGTAGTATTCCTGTAATTTACGACAGTCTGTTGCGTATGAATAGACAAAATAATCCTTCCAGCTGAAGAGAACGTACATTGTGATTTTTGTCAGAAGAGGAAGATACGCTGCTTTGTTGTTTACCCAGAAAGCAGTTAACTCGCAGACTCTATTCTCGTTTATCCAAGTTATTTTTGAATCTGCTGGAATCTGCCTAAGAACCCGAAACTTGTTTTTGTCCTCGATGAAGCACATCCCACCGTGGAGTGTGTTGTCGTACTTTTTGACGGCGAACGTAGCGTTTTCTAGGAAGGTCATGTATGGCATCAGATAGCCGGATTTGGAGTGGAATCCACCTGCAAAGGATTTGGCGTCTTCTCTATTAAAAATCCTAACTACCTTCATACGTTATCTCCACATTCTAATGTCTCTCATCTCACTTTCTATTATGTCGTATAGCATCCTCGGAGATTTCACCGAAAAATCTATACACTCCAAGTCAACTCCATACTTCTTAAGCACACCCACTATCGGTATGAAAATTTCGCTACACATCAGCTTATTTCCCCTGTCTCCAGGATTCGCCGTTGGATACCGCTCGCCTGTTAGCTTGTGTCGCAACAACCAATAGAGGCCAAAGATATATGCTGACCTGTCGTACTCCACTAGAAGACAAGCATCCAGCGTCAGCTTGTAGGCCAACTCCTCGTCTTCTTTGCTCATGGGGATATCCACCGTATGGACAACCCTATATTTGTCTGCCCAATATCTATAGTGGTACAAAGACCCCTTTGGAATTGTGCAGTCGATGACCAATTGTAGGTCGTCGAAAAATCCAAGACCAACGTGTGTCACGTCCGATCCCTCGGCATACTGCATCACCCTTGAATACCATTTCTCATTCGTCGTAAAGTATATCTTCATACTTCAATGCCTATAGAATTCATAAAGCATCTGAATACCAATCTGTTCACCTAGTGCATGTTTCACTTTCATCTCAATCTTGCCAGTGTGGTAGTCAGCATTGTATGTTATCTGCTTTGATGTCTTAGCATCAAATCTAACTGTAGAGTAATCTGGGAGCATCTTTAGGTTCAGCCCTCCAGCCATGAACGGAACGCTTCCACCGTATGCCTCTGGTATGTCGGGAGCTACCGTCACCCAAAGATAAGCTCGCTCTAGTGGTGTTTTTTCCAAGAACAGTATTCCACTGAAAATGTCGAAGACGAACTTTGGTTCAAACTGCATTTTCGTGATGGTGCAATTTTCAGTAATTGCTTGCTGGTTTGTTGGGTCTATTGTGTTCCCACTAGCATCAAAAAATTCAAGCCAACCATCTCCGTAGTCGGTTCCATCGTCTATACCAAGCCCATCTGATTTTCTGTTATATAAGCTCCCAACCTTGGCTGTGTAGAAGTCTAGCGAGCGTGGTTCATAGTGTGCATCCTCGCTCGACATTGAAACGGATACTATCTGTTTCTTCTCTTCGTTGAATAGCGGCTTTGGAACAATTGGCTGATTTACATTTGGTTTGAAGTTGGCTACGAAATCATCGAGGTCCGTTGTGTCTGTTGGATCTTTTGCTAGGATGCAGAAATACGTTAGACCGCCATCGAACATAGACAACCGATAGCTGTAATCTGTCTCGATGCACTGGATAGATCCACTTCTAGCCAATACTTGCTCTTTAAATTTACCCCAAACAAGCCTCATTTACGTTTCCTTTGTAATAGCTATAAGTCCAGCATTGAATTTCCTTGTACCAAGTCCAACGTGTCGTTTACATCTTATCTGTACGGAGTGTGTAAACTTTAGAGGAATACCGCCGAATCCCCAGAGTATTTTTCCGTTAATCCCTAGATGCATACCGATACAGGAATAGTCTTCTGGAGCAGACGTGACATAACTATCCAAATCATAAAGTGTGTCAGCTCCAAGCTCTGTCATCGATAGGCCATCGTAGTCGAACTGGAATGGATTTGGAGTTGCGTTCGCAGCTGTCATGTTTGCTGTGACAGCGTATGTCCATGGACCACTAACCTTGCCAACCAAGTTGAGCACCGTTGTTCCACTAGCGATAACAGGAGCAGACGGGGTTCCGTTTATAACGGCAATCAAGCCCGAAACAACCTCTGCCGCTGTCGGTGTTCCATCAGATGTAAAGGTGTAGGGAACACTACCGATGGTGACTGTGTAGACCTCTATTGGAACGTTGGCAGTTCCGGGATTTGCGACAATGTTTGCTGTATTGGAATAGGTGAACGCAACACCTAGGAACTTTGACGTCAACAGAACGTCACTAGCTGGTCCACCAACAACTGTCGCAATCACAGCTACGTTTGGATCTGCGTTGATTGCGTTCGCCAAGCCATTCCCAATCTCAGCATCTGTCGCGTTTGCGTCCGAAGTGTAGGTGTACGGAGTGCCGTTGATGGTGATGCGATAGAGCGTGTTGTTGGCTCTAGTTGGGTTGAATTGAACTGTCTGGCGTGTCGCCACAGGAAAAGAAGTTGGGGTGACATTTATATTTTGGATCACTTGATAATTTCTGTTGTATCCTTGGAATAGATTTTCATCATCGATGATGAATTGAATAATCCACCCATCCTGTGTTTCCAAGTTTAAATCCCACCCATGAACGTAGCCGGAACCATGATATTCATAGACACTAACGAAGTCAGTCTCACCAATAGTGGTATTGCGTAGCACTCCACCATTCGACAAACTCATGTCGTCGTACCTAGGCTTGAACGCCATCAACTCATTGTCGCTTCTTCCACCACTTAACATAGTTAGCTCACCATCATTAGTTCGTATTTTGTTCCAGCATCATTCGACTTCAATTTCACTCTATCTCCATTTGGACCATAGCCTTTTCCTGTCCAGAAAAATGAAGTACCACGTTGGATGGTCGTATAGTTGACGCCATCCCACGAGATGTAGATTATCGAGTTGCTGCTATTTCTGTTTACTCCAGTCGTCGGATTGTAGATGTAGAGAAGCTGAATTGCCCGACCAGTGCTCGTCGCAATTTCAATTGGCGTAAGAGCAGCGGGAATACTAGATTCCCACTGGTCGGTTGTGCGTTCTTGGTTGTTCTGTATCTCAGTCTGTATCTCTTTCATCTCTAATCCTTAAGTCCAATATCCGTTGATTCCACCAGACACGTTGGCATCTACGTTTCCTGTTCTCAGTCTCAATGCCTGTAGTTTCAACGTCAGTGTTGCTCCACCTGTAATTTCGACAGGTCTTGGAAAAACAATCTGTATTGTTCCAAGGTTTTCTGTCACAAGCACCTTACGAATGTACCTGACAACTTCTGATCCAGGAAGTTGAGAACTATCCCATACGACAACCCTAAACTGAGACAGCTTATCGGCCGAGGCGTCTATTGCTGACATCTGATAGAGGGAACTAGCTGGCAACGGGATTTCGACAACACTCACCCAGTTTGTTAGACCGACGGAGGGTACTTCCCCAATTCCAGTTTCAGCACACCCGACGTCTCCCTCTGCTCCAGAAGAAGCCGCTGTCACACGAAGCCGACCTAGGTTATCCGTTTGTAGGAACGTGAAGTCTTTGTCGTTATTTACGAGAGAACCTTCGTCATCATTTCTAACAACAAGAATTCCAAACCCAGTCTCATCTATTGGGTTGTTCGAGGGTGCGTTGTGCGTGAGCACACGCACGAGGTCTGTTCCATCACCAACCTTAATTGACGAGGTTGTGTGGTCGGCTATGAGCCTAGATTTTGCATCCAAGGCTAGGATGCTGTGTTGCCCGTCTACAAGTGAAAGTAGAGTGGCGTTGTATTGTCCAACAATGGTAGAAAAGCTCTGCATAGAACACCTCCAAAATGTTTATGATTTTTTCACAAATCTACTTTTAGTGTTCTGTGTCGTTAGATTTCTCGCATAGACCTTGTCGTTTTCTGCGTTCCATCTATTGCACTTATCAAACAGCTTGGTCAGCTTGCAAGCCAGAACGTCATACTCCGCAGCAATCCGTTCCGCTTCGCTCACTAATTCTTTGACGTCGTCAGTTGGAATGTAAGTCTCGTCTGTCCTACATCTAACGTAGAGTTTATATGCCTTCTCGTCCCAGACCAATACTGTCATACCATTCACCTCACACTTCTAGTTGTGATATCCATTAATAATAGCATAACCCTTTCCAGTTTGGTTCACACCATTCATCTTGGCAATCACCCTAATATAGCCTCCGGTAGACCCTACAATTGGGATTGGAACGCCAAGATTTTCTGAGAAAGGAATTTGGACATTCATCCAATATTCTCTAATCACCTTTGTCGTTACACCATCATGGTGCTCGACAACAAAGTGAGATGAAAAACCAACAAAAGAAATCATTATTTGTAGAAGTTGAAATACCTTGGCTGGATCCGTGTGTGGGTATTTCACAATCTCGGTGTAGGACGCTTCAACTAGGGGAACGCTTGTGAGTGGACGCACGTCGATGGGAGTGTTGACTCCCGCGGAATTTACAGAGTTGACGTTGATAGACTGGTCTGGGTTTACCGCTAGGGTACTTCCGTTAGTCCCTTGAATAATTTTGGTTTTCTTGGTCAGGTCAAGATTCATCAGTAAGCCTCCACGAAAACCCTTACCTTCGTTCCATTGGGATTATTTGTTTTGAACCATATCCGTCCTGTTTCTGTCTCCGATATAACCAATTTTTCGTCGTCCCAATTAATTGCACCGCAAATCTCTCTGCCATTGAACGAGTACTCTAGGTTGTCTGTTAGGGTATCAGGAACTATGAGGATTGTGCGACAAAGAAATGGGAAATCAATTGAGGGTGCTTGTTCAAACGACAAGTTGGATACAGTAATAGGATAAAAGCTATTTGAGCCAACTGCCATTTTTGTTCTCGCTTATCTTAATTCGTGCCATAAGCGTAGACTTCAATGGCGGCTCCAACCTTTCTAAAAGAAAGTCGGCTAACGCCTATGTCATTGAACTCATACACCATCGGGTTCTGACTCGCAGAAGGACGCTGTAAACTAGCGTGAACCTCTATCCCATCTACCGACATTTCTGGGTTCACAGTAGACGTCGGAAGCACAACAACCTTGACGTGTCGTGCATCAAAATCCCAAGAGACTCTATCCCAAGTTGTGTCACTAGACGGGGAGCCTCTATAGCTTGCAAAGTTAGATATCTTCTTCTCTGTTAGTGCCATTGGTCTTGCCTCTCACTGGAGCATATCTTTGTTTACCAATCTTCTTAAGCTCTATTCTCGCTATCTTAGGACACGTATTGTAGTAGACGAGAACAGTTAAGCGGACGTCGTCCGCATGACATATAATCTTCTCACCAACTGTCTTCTCAACGCCACCCTTTGAGAACTTTACTTTCTCAACATCATATTTGATGCTACGAAAATTCACCGGAACTGTTATCGCATGCCAGAAGGCATTGAATAAACAGTTTATCCCAGTGATGTCTTTTGAAAAACTAGCGTCATCCAATTTAGCTTGGATGTCGGAGTACTCCTCATCCCTGCACAAATCAAATGACAATGTTTTTCCATCTTTTCTATTTACCTTTATCAAGGTAGTTAGCTCCTTTTGTGAAACCAAATAAGGAACCAAAACCCTAGATGTGTGCTACCCGACGACCAAAATTAACGAGCTGGCTTAAATTCTACAAACCTAAGCTCAGGTCGCACTTTCTTGATGTACGCATACTCGGCAACCGAAAGAACATACACTCTTCCGGGTTTCAAGTACAAAGCACCAGTGAAGGTCCTTTCGATATTCGAAGGGAACCCATCAACATCTTCGGGAGACGAACCCAAGTATTGAACCCTCATTTGTGTCTCCTTATCGAGAAAAATGTTTAGTCTTCTATTACTTCTTCTCTCGACTCTGCACAAACAACCTGTTTTTCCTCGTGATTTATCTCGGGATTAACTGGCTTCTTTCTACGGAAACCAGCATTTTTTGCCTGAGATTTTCTGTCGTCGTCGCTAACTAGCTCGACATGGAAAACCCCAGACTGAACGAAAGGCTCTACGTCCTTTTCGCTCATGCTCCGAGTTCTGTTTGGCAAAAACTTTCGGCCATCTGGAAGAGTGTAGCTAACACACTTGCTAGGATCTAATGTTACATTGTAACGCTTCATTATTTATCCCCAATTGTGATCAATCTTATTTCAGTCCAATGTTCTTTGCCCAAACTACAGCTTCTAGGTTCTCAATTTCCATGCAAACCTTGGCTGTAATTGCATACTGATTCACACCACGGAAGATATCTCTATCTTTCTCGATGCGGATCTCACGGCCGATACCTGCGATAAGGTTTCGGTACTCAGTAAGCATGATTTGTGCTTCAGACTGATATGTTATCTTAACAACTGCACCACTTGAAATTGTAGATGTCGCTGTTCTAGCTATTGTACCATTGACGTAGTCAATAACATAGTCGCCAGCCGCACCTTCAACGTATGGAGCAACAGGTGTTCCACCCAAGCTAGAAAGTACCACTACTTCGCTGTCAGCAACAATGTTTTTGAACAACAATGATGCAGCGGTCGTTCCAGTCAAGGTCACATGCTCAGTAACTCGTGGGGTAGATGCCCAGAGGGAGAATGGATCGAGTGGAATACCAAACGGAGTCAGACGGCTTTCGCTAGAAAGAGCGCTGTCACCTGCAGAAGTTACACGAGAAGCAATTGCTTGACGGTAGTTCTGTTCGATGTTTGTTGAACAGAAGAAACGAAGGTTGCTCTTGTTTCTTTTGTATTTTTCTGGCATCGCGTTAATCATGTTGCTGAAAATAGTGGAGGTGATGTTTGCTCCAGCTGCATCAACAACGTTCCCGCCTCTTGCCTTCTTCAACCAACCATCGCCAAGACCCATATAGGTGTCTTTGATAGCGTGAGCTAAACTGCCATTGGAGAACAAGTCACCTTGGAATCTAGCAGGACCTAACTTCTCACCGTCGATGAAAAGTTCTTCCATGTCGTTACCCAACTGAGTAGCCATCATGCGGATAACGTGATCTTCGATGCCATCGCCTTCGATGTTATATTCCATGAAATCATCAGAGATTTCAAAAGGAACCATGATTTCGAAAGGAGACAAGGTCACCTTAGAAGTTGTAACGCCACGACGAACCTGTGGGTCTGTCGCTTCTGCCTTTGCAACGGCAGCACGTTGACCAATGTTAATCTTGTCTATGTCTAGTTGGTCTGGTCTGAACCGAACTGTCCTGACTTTGCTTTTAAGACCAGTGAGGTCGTAAACGTAGTCAATAAACTTGTCTGCTTGTTGTGGATTGAGTTTACCAGCAGCAGCGATAGCATCTGTGGTGATCTGCGCTTTGCTGATGATCTCTTTGTTTGACATGCCCATCTGAAATTCTCCTCCCAAATGCTATGAATTTACCCGAAGGGAATACAAATACCCCTCGAAGATACCTATGTTAAAGAATGCCGTTCCAAAGATTACCGTTGCTCTTCTTAACTTCCACTGTCCCGTCTACAGCCGCACCTTTTTTCTCAGAAGGTGAGTTCTCTAGCTCTTCCAGTTTACGTTTGAGTACAGTTATCTCTTCGTCTTTTTCCTTCAACTTGTCGTCGAATTTTTTCTCAAGGACTTCGAGTCTCTTGCTTACTTCGCTGTCTTTTTCAACAGCCGCTTCCGTAGCTTCAGCCTTGACTTCAACTACAGGTTCAGCAGGTTTCTCTTCAACCTTGGCTTCTGCCTTTACTTCAACAGCCGCTTCTGGAGCTACTGTTTCAACAGCCGCATCTTCTGATTTTTTCACTTCTGTCGCTTTTTCCACTACCTTGTCCTCCACTTCTTCTAGTAAAGATTTTAAAGAATTGAATGCACCCTTGATTTTTTCTAGAGACTTGGAAGAAAGTTTCGCACCCTTCTTCTCAACGTCAACCATCTCACCGAGGCTTTTGACAACCCCAATTAGAGAGTCTACACCTTTGTTCATTGGTACATACATAGATGCAGCTAGGGAGGTACCTTCAAACAAGGAAGCGTCGTTGACGACGAACCTTATCTCGTAGTCCCTGTCATCGTAAGTTCCAACCTCTGGATCAATTCCCTGTTTGATTAGGAAATCCTTGACCGCCTGAATAGTGGGGTATTCTGATTTCCAGAAATTGATAGAGTGAACTGCGACCTCGAGTTTTTTGAGTACACCAAGGTCTTTTCCACCCAATTTGTTTTTGACAACTAGAAAATCTTTTTCGTTTGCTGGTACGTCCACAAACGAAACTTCCCTAGGTCGAATGTTGCTTAATCTTTTTTCTGCGTCTGCCATTTATCAATCTCCCGTTAGAGTTTCTGCATCTGCTAGACCTTGGATTGAGAAGCCATTGTACTCGCCGCTCGAAACCTTATCCCACAGATCATCGTTATCGACATAGAGTTTTAGGAGCCATGTACCCTTCTTAACTGGAGTCCCACCGTCGACTTCGAAATCAACAGGAGCGACATAGCTTTCTAGGACAGTCGCCTGTTTTTCAGCCAACATCTTGGTGTGCATTTCCCCGAGCTGTTGGAACTCTTTCATCCAGTAGTGTGCAGCTTTTTCTACTTCCTGTGCGGAGTAGATATGACCTTGCCCGTCTACTGTATCTGGAACAAGAACTTCACCAAAGACAATACGCTCCGCTGTCTTCTTGATGATTGGAACTCTAAACTGCATTCGTGGCTGTTCCGAACCAGCTCCCTTTGCGATGGTGGTTGACACTATAGTCTTCTCAGTCTCAGTGTCCTCACCCTCGTCCTCTTCGTCTTCTTCAGCCTCGGCTTCAAAGTATTCTTTAAGAGCATCTAACGCAGAGGTAAACGTAGAAAGCAATTTTGCTTTCGCACTATCCTCTGTCTCTAGTGTCTCACTAGATGGGACACCCACTTCGGTCGGTACTATTGTGTCTGCATCCATCACACCTTCTAAGGTGTTTTCGCAACAGATTGCGACACCAACCACACCTGAGATACCACTCCCAAGAATATATTCTTGCAAAGAGGCCTCGTTGAATTTCTCTTTAGATACCTGTTCGAAGACGAAGAATTTTTCGAGCTCTTCGCAACCAAGATTCGCAATAGAGTTCTTCTCCAACCATGCAGCACATTTTTCATAGCTAGAGAAGTAGTCTTTAGAAAACCTAATTGTGTGAATCTTGATTTGCATGAATTACTCTTCGCAGATGTAGGCGATAAGGTCACCAAGACCATTGACGTTCGCATCTGTACCCACGGTAAATTTTCTTTTATCTAGGGTAATGCCTTGAGCAGCGGTAAGACCACTGATAACGCCTGTCGCCAATTGCTTGGCTCCACCTTCTTTACCAGCGACGTCAGAATCTGCGAATTTCTCGGCAACTGATAACTCAGTCACGTTGAATAAACGAACGTAGCGTGGAGTAAAATCAAGAGCAATATCTTTCGCTGCTCCTGTTCCAATAAACGAACCGACTTTCTTATGAGATCCACTTGACATCGCGTGACTCCTTTTTCAAATATCATGGATGGTTATAATTATAAGTTTAGATAATTATAAGTTCAAGTCTAGAATATATTATTAAGCCATGTCTACAAAACATTCGCAACGAAAATGGAACGGAGGGATTTGAACCCCACTCTGTTTGGCAAGCTCGTCGGCACTCACCTTGGCTTCCTTCAGCCCTTCTTTGGTATAGTCGTTAGGTGCTTTGAAATGAAAGAACGGCTGTATGTCCTTGAGATCTTCGACGTTATCGGCAGCTAGGATCTGGCTCATGTGCTTTGTACCAACCTCAACGCTGTAGGTTTGCCCGTCCATTGCGAGGCACCCTAGGCAGGTTCGGCTAGATTTGATGGACCTGATTACAAACTGCTTTGCATCAATCTCGGCTAGGGTTGTCAGTGCTCCGGTAGTCCTAGCCATGGATGCCGTATAGTCGGCCAGACCAGAAAAATAGCTTTCGGCTGTTCCCCGATACCCTACTGGAACGACCTCGGAAGCAAGCGAACCAGCCTCTATTTTAAGAGCTTTCGCAAGGTCGGCTTGCATCTTTGGTACTGCAACGTCTAGGGGTTCATTACTCTCTAAGATGTTCTTCCGAACACTTTCGGCTACAGTCTTTTGGACGCTCTCCTTATAGAACTTGCCAGTGGATCTCGACATCATCTTCTTGATCCCAGCCAACGCCTCATCATCTTTATCTAACCATAGAACAGGGTTCACCTCTGGTAGCTTTGCCTTCTGGACAATCTTGATCTTATTAGTCTTGATGAACTCGTTCTTATAATACTTATAGAGATAGTCTAGGTACTCGTCTTGGACCTTGGCAATGTTATCCTGATATTCTCCCATTTTGGAGTCTATCTCTTTTATGAATGATTCAACCCACTTGTCGCTAGACGTGGATTTGGTTCCAGCCTCTTTAATCAAAGGCTTGGCTAACTTCGCCCATTCAGAAAACAGATATAGACCAAAAGACGCAACAACATTGATGCTGGTTGGACTCTTTAGAGCCTTGTCTAGAGCAATTGACGTCGCTTTGAATACAGCAAATTTCTTATTCATCATCGGTTACACCATATAATTTCTTGATGCTTTCTTTGTCCTTTTGGATAAGAGGTCTAGGGGGAAACCAAGTAGCGGCTGGAGGTATTAGAGAGTGGGATTCACCATTCCGCATACGCTGAATGATCTCCTCGTTCTCCTTTGCTCTGCGCTCTTTTTCTTTGTCTCCCTCCATCTTAGGTCTCGTACATTATTTCGTTGTAGATATCCTTAAAGACAGCTTTCCTAATGTCTATCAGTAGGCGTTTCTTAACGTCTTCCGACATATCATCCTCGTTATCCTCTAACGGGATTTGATTCTGGTTTGGTGCTATGACACCTGTCTCAGAATTACCCCCAGTGGTCTTTGCGAGGCCAACTAGAGTCATAGACATTGGAATGTCGGGATCAAAGTTAATCTTGTCTTTGTCGTACAAAGGCAATTCTCTATTGAGGATGTCAGAAAGGATCTGCCTAGCTAGGTTTGGTGTAACTCCACCAGTCTTCTCAGAACCAGATAGCACCTTTACCAAGTCTTCGTCGTTTGTGACGTTAGCTGAGTTCGACACGAAGGTGTGATATTTTATCCCAAATTCCGTGACGAGAATGCGGTTCATTATCCTGTCGAATTCTTTTCTCTCTGGTGCGAAAACCTGCTCGTCTGCCAACTTCCTAGACTCTTGTGCAGTAGATCTATTGTAGTCGTCAGATTTGCCCACAAAAATTGGAGGAAGCCTCCAGCTTCTGCGTATTTTCTCCGAGTTATTCTTGTCATAGTTTTGAAACAATTGGTCGTCCTTTTGGACGCTAGAAAGATCCTTGATTTCCATTTTCATGGTTCCAGGATTTATCTGTGTTTCGTCTGCTGGTTCAGCCTCTATGATAAGAAAGCTAGAGCGGTTATTTTCACCCTTGATTTTTGTCTCTACAAACTCTTCTATCCGTTTGATTGATCCATCCGTTAGCTGGCCATTTGAAACCATTACAATCATGCTTGGAATATTGTTGTTTTGGAACGTCACGAAATTTATTTCTTCAGATGCCCTTGAACCATATATTGAGAACAGATTGCCTATGTACCTTGGAACGCCATATACGCTTCGGTTTGATTTTATCTTAAAATGATATACTGGATTTGCTAGCTCATTCTTCCTAGAGATCAACTCGCTGTCAGGAATAACCTTCCCATCCAATGATGATATATTCCGTGGGTCACCCCACTCTTTAAAATACACCTTCTTTGTACCTACGCTCTGCACAAATCTTCTGAATTTTTTTCTTACTATTCTTGTCTCGGTCGCTCCTAGGTATTCGTTGTAATACACTATGCTGACCTTGACTGATTCCTCGTCCAGTGCAACCAACCTGATTGTGTGAGCGTGTAATCTTTCTATCGAACTGATACCTGTCTTATGTAGATAGGGGACCAGCTCCCAATAGGCGTTTCCACACTCTTCCAATTCATTTCTAGTCTCTCTACGAAGTGACGTTATGTCGTCTTCGAAGTTTACGTTGTCTAGAAACTGCTTGAGTAGGCTTTTTTCTGCAAGAACAGCCTTCTTCAGCTCATCGCCTTCAACATCTCTCTCAACAAGTCTGTATCCAAAGCTATCAATGTTTGTAGACATGGCGTCTATACATTGACGGAGCTCGGTTGAGTTTTCTTTTAGCATGGAAAGAACTAATAGCGGATAAGGAGGCTGTATGATTCCGTCAATACCCTCAAAAGGGTCTTCCATGATAGCATTGGATTCTTCTTCCCCCACAGCCTTTACAACTATGGATCGGAGAACCCGTCTATTGGATTTGTCCTTGTCCTGACTCTTGTTAATTTCGATAGCCTGAGCTTGTCTTTGCATATATTTTCACCTTTCTGACAGGCGGATTTTATCACCAAAATTAGATAACTCCAAACTCTCTTCTGTCTTTTTTTATCTTCCTAAACAAATTGGATATGGCAATTTCCATAGCATCAAAATCATCATCGTGTTCGCAATCTGGGAACAAGATTAGGTTGTCTGTCAATTCTTGCACACCCCACTTTGGAAAGAATACATTTCCGTTCTCAAATTTACTAGAGAGCGTCCACGCTCGTGTTACTTTGTCCTTCAATGTTATCACAGGCTTCACAGGAACGTTAGATATGACTTGCAATAGCTGTGATTGGGCACTCTGATAGGCGTTGGCTTCGATGAATACTCGCTTTGGTCTAAACTGCATAGCCTTCTCCATTATCTTCGCAGTCTGCTGAAGAAATGTGAGACGTTCTTTATATAGATCTATAAGGTAAATTCTACCAAATTCATCTTTGCCCACAGTCGCAATGCAGAAGTAGTCGGACGTGGTTTTCTGTGCAATTGCAAGGTCAATTCCTTGGACTATGAATAGTTTTTCTGGAAGAGAGTCGTAATATTTGAACCACTCATGCTTGAATATTTTTCCAACCATCATGGTTGTATCGTTCTGGTATTGGGTGTTGAATATGGCTGTTCCCATAGCCTTTCGCTTCTTTTCCAGCCACTCTATAGGCATCTTGCTCGGCCAGATAGAGTTGCCAGCCTTGTCAATGGCTGGATAAATCCTAGACGTGTAATCCACATCCACATTCATCAGGTGAGCATAGTGATCCGACGGGTTGTAGCGTGTTCCGTGGACGAAGATTCGACCATCTGGTTCTAGGGTTGGATCCAAAACTTTGTAATACCAGATCTTGAATTTTTCACGCTGGATCTCAGTCCGAGAGTTCTCCTCGTCAACCAAGTCATCCCCAATTATGAGGTCGTAGTGACGACCGATAATTGCACCGCCAACACCACAACAACTTATCGTAGATTCTTTTGCGAAAGATGTTCTGTTCTTGACGTTAATTTCTCGGCTATCCCACTTCTCTCCAGCCTGTTCTCCAAAAATTGAAGTCAGCTTCTCATTGCTCTTAAGGTGATCTTTGATCTCCCTCAAAAAAATCTCAGCCTGTAGCTGAGTGTTGGAGACAATGAGAATACGGATGTTTGGATTGACTAGGACCTCGTAGATAGCTCGGATAATGGTTAGACACACAGACTTACCAATACCCCTAGGAGCCAGCGTCAGGGTCTTGTTGTTGGATGATTGGTGGATGAGCATGGATAAGTGACAAGGGGTGACAGAATAACCTAGGACGTGTTCCATCAGGTAGTCCAAACGACCATACTTCAGAACAGATGCTCTGACCATCTCGTAGGACGCAAGAGTTGCTTGCTGGTATTGATCTTCCAGCTTGGTTCGTACCTCTAGTGCATCAGCAATATCAGGGACACTACTGCTCATCCGTACCCTTCTCATTTAAAAATTGCTCAAGAAGTTTATTGATGAGAATACCAAGATTGGTCTTGTCCCCAACACCCTTCTCCTTGAACGCTCTATTTGTTGACGCAATATAAATCTGTGCTTTTTCTTTTAATTTCACAGACATATTGAAAGTCGTTGCTATTGTCTTCTGTTTTCCACCCATTGCATCTCCAGAATTATAAATATATAAATACAATATGAGCATCCAATGAACAACTCTAATTAATATTAAATACTATTTCTAAAAATAACAGAAGGGAGTGGAAATGGAATTCGAGAACGTGGAATACGTTAAGAATTATGACGGCGACACCCTAACAGTGAACATTAGGGACGTCCACCCTCTTCTTGGCCTCCACATCCCCATCAGGGTTCGTGGGGTGGACACAGATGAGATGAAAGACAAAACGAAGTCGGCAATAGATGCTCAGATCTTTGTCCACAACATCCTGTCTCACGCCAAAATCATTCGTCTAGTCAACGTTGGTCGGTGCAAGTATTTCAGAATCCTAGCGGACGTGATTGTGGATGGAGTTTCACTCGGAGATATGCTGATAAAAAAGGGGTACTCTAAACGAATAGAATACCCCTAAAATAATATGTTATGGAGTGAACCTGACCTACACTATGGTATTAAATTGTCATAGCACTCACAACCTTATTCTCACGCTGCCATCTGGTAATTCGATAGCATTTTCTCCATCTTGTAGATATTTTTTCTTTGCGAGAAAATATCATCTGTTTGGTGTGTCAACACTTCTGTAATTCTGTTATACAATCCCCACTTGTTCAGTACAGGTGTTCTGTCTATACCACTATCCTCCTCAACGAGTACCTTGACTTGATCAAGGTACTTTTTGGCTATCACTTTTTCTTCGATACACCTGTCTAGGAAAATCACTGCTCCACGCTGGTCGATACGCTCGTTTGCATACTGCTCCATAACTCCAGCAAACTCGTTCTTAAACGCTGCAATTCCCGTCACAATGTTCTCTCGGATGGAGTCCAAATCAATTCCGTGGATGTGGCGGCTATAGAACTTGTTGAGGATGTGCGAAACAAACAACCCATTGGAGCACACTAGCCTGTGACCATAGACCTCTATGCGGAGGCCAGAGCTGCAGTCGTAGCTGTTTGATACCCCAATCCGTAGGTTGATAATGTCACCAACACCGCCAACGTCGTGGCGTACAGTGGGCAAATCATACTCGGCAAACAGCGTTGGACCCCTGTCGGTGGTCTTAACTTGCTTGAATTTACACCCCATATCGGTCAGGGCTGTCGTTACACTTCCACACGCCTCGTCGTGTTGTATGAGGGTGTATCTGTCGGATGCAATACTGAACACCCTAGTTTCAGCCATGTCGTCCACGATAGCACAATGCCCGTCCAGTTTGCGACCTAGCTGGTCGTAGATATCAATTTTTCTTGCCTTAGTTAATTCCATCTCTTGCTCCTAGTAGTTTGGTAAATTCATCTTCTGTAATTATTCTTATTCCCAGTGTTTCTGCCTTCGTCAGCTTTGTATTTCCGGGAAGATCCCCAATAATCAGGTAATCCAGTTTCTTGCTCACACCACTCTTTGTAATCCCACCGAGTGCTCGTATATTGGCTTCAAATACAGGTCTATCCTTGGTGAGTGTACCCGTGATACAGAAGGATTTGTCGGTGATTGGAGATTGCACCTTAACGGCTGGCAGTTCGGGTAGAGGCTCTATGCCTAGCTCTAACAGCGTTGTGATTGTGGGAACCCACTGTATCAGCCCTTCGGCCATTGCATCAGCCCGCGACAGGCCGATACCCTCTACGTTTTCAGCCAAAATCAAGCTCTTTGCTCTATGCTCGCAAGCCAACTCTATTATCTTTTCTATGGTGTTGTATTTCGAGTTGTGAATAAACAGTTTCCACATGGTTGTTCCTATCTCTGGCATATTCAATGCACCGAGAAAGACGTGGAGTGGCATCTGCTTGAACTCTTGGTATGTGAGCATGTTTGCAGCTAGGCGACCGCCACACCGCTCTAGGCTGCTGATTAGGCATGATGGAGAAATCCTATATAGGTCTGGGATCTCACTAACTAGAGATGTCCTGTAGAGTTCGTCGATGGTTTCTGGTCCCATCGAGTAGAATCTGAAGTGATCTTTTAGTTTGCGTATCCAGTGTTCGATGTTCCCAATCTTGCGTGTGTCGCACAGGATGTTTGGACAGATTAGGAATGGTCCGTCTTGGTGTAGCGTAGAACTGCACACCTTACAATGTACAGGGTATTCTAGTTCCCTTCCATCCGAGCGACGCACCAACCTTTCAACTTTGGGTATCACGTCACCACGCCTAGAAACGCAGATAACGTCGCCAACCCTCGGCTTGTCGGTCCCCCATATCTTCTCAATTGCATCTAGGTTTGCAAGACTTGCCTTTGAAACCTTTACCCCTAGAAAAATCTCGTTGAATTTTGCGACGGGAGTTATGTGACCACCCCGACCATGACTCCAAATGATGTACTCTAGCGTAGTTTCAGCAAACGAATATGGGAACTTGACAGCCACCTTGAAACGTGGTCGGCCTCTTGTATCAAATCCCATAAGTTTTTTCTCGGTAGAGGAGTTGATGCTTACGACAATGCCGTCAACATCGAAATTAAGTTCGTCTCGCTCCTCTAACATCTTCTTGTATAGAGTTGGAAGCCCTTCGGCTGTAGTTGTGTGGAACACCACGTTGCGATACCAGCGTTTGAGTGTAGCAAACTGCGAGTAGTCGTTTTCAAACACGTCGTCCTCGTCAACTCCGTAGTACATCAGCGTACAGTATTCGCAATTTTTGGAGCTAGACGAACGTGCTGCTCCGCTTGCTCCGTTTCGTGTGTTCGAGTAGGGTGTCTTGTCTGTTGTTTGCTCTTTGTATTTTTGGAAATCTGAATTTTTCATCACTATCTCAGCCTTCACCGAGCCAGTAAATTCCTCGTCCAGTTCCAAACGCACGTTCTGCATTTTCACTACGTTTGCCGTGATATTTTCACCAACATCTCCGTCACCCCTAGTGATTGCCCTAACCAATTTTCCTGTGTCGTAAACTAACTCCACAGCTAGTCCGTCGTACTTCCAGCTCACAATCAATTTTTGGTCACCGCACCACTTTGTAATCTTACTAAAATCTACGCTCCCGTCCTGACCAACGCACGACAGCTTTGAAAGCGAGTGCATGAAGGTCGAGTGTTTGCATTTTTCTAGGTTGGATGTTTCCAGTGGTGTATCCATGTCAGACGCATCCGTACCAAACATCACATCATATTCTGCGTCCGACAACACAGGGGTTCCAGCCCTGTATTGTCTGTCCGCTTCTGCTTTGCTTATCTTAAATCCCACTATTTCCTCCTGAGTAAACATTTGCAAATTGTTATAGGAAACAAACACTTTTTGCAGACCAGTTTGTTGTCCATCTCGTAGCCAACAATCTCATCCATTAGCTTTCGCCTCCACGCTTTCGGGTAGTCGTCACCCAACTCATCATATATTTTTTTCATAGTAATATATTTTTCCTTCCCATTGATTCCCACGCCTTCTCCCTAGCTGTTCGTGTGTTCATTTGCCCTTCCCAAAAATACAACCCGAAATGAACCCGATGATAAAAATTGCAGAGGCCACAATGTAGGCAACAACTGTCGCCGTAGCATTGCTCATCCTCTTCTCTTCGGTTAGGGTATTCTCGTTCTGCTCAAAATTAAGCATATTCGTGCTCCTAGTGTGCCGACGCAAGTATGACAGCACACATCTTTAGATTGAAATAAAACATGAGTGCGAGTAATCCGCAGTACAGGGCAATTACAGTCGCCTTTGCAATTTTCCTAGCACTCATATTCCGATATCCCTTCTACGCACAATGTAGGCATGAGTTACTTCACGCAACATTTCAAAGTCCTTAATTGTGCTACACTCATTCTGCGTCACGCTTATTATCCTGTTGTAGTCGATGACCTCGATGAACTCACAGAGTGGTGTTGGTGTTGTGGTTGGTGTGGGTGTTGTGGTTGGCGGCAAACCATTGTCGCTAGTGGGTGCTTTACCACACCCTATCGCCAAAAAACACGCAACAAAAACTGAACATCGCATAGTTAATCCCTTACAAAAGTTCAGCCTAGGCTCTATACCCCTAGGCTGTTAAGTTTTCGATCAAAACGTCAACCATTGCACAAATTGACGTACCAATTAACACTGATGAAATCCCGTGAAAAATCTTCCGCACAACTTGCATTCAGTGTGCTCGCCATCCGAAATTGATTTCAGCACCAATAGAGCCTGTTCTGGGTATCCTGACGTTGTCGGCCTATTTTCTAGTTCCGCTGGTAAGTCGTCAGCTATAGTTTGAACAAACCTTAGGAGGGTTTCGTACTTTGTTTGTAGGTCCATTTTATCATTCCTTTATAAAATAAAATTGCTTGCCCTTGCTCGGCTTGGCTTTGCCCTTTGCTTGGCTTTGCCCTTTGCTTGGCTTGGCTTGGCTTGC